ATTGAGGATTTGGCTTCGAGATTGACGGAGGCCCCGTCTCCAGAGAATGTTCTTTGGAGGCCATGGGTTCGCCGGTATATCGAAAAGCACAAACCGAAGGAGACGCCCTTTTGGACGGCTCCTTCAAACTCTGCCGCCCTGGGTATTCCCAGGACGGAAGGAGGCCATTCTCGTGGTTATCAATATTTGATAATGTATGAGATGGGCGCCCAGCTTAAGCAGCTCGGCGTACCAGCTTTCGAACGCAAATATGTTCGTCGATCTCCGTTATCGGAGGTCGACGAGACTATTGCCGATCCCTTAAAAAGGTTCGCGCAAAGTCGTATGCGTTTAGAAGGCTTGGCCGGTCGATCTGTCGAATGGTCTTCGGCGTTCAATAATTTTTTAATTAATGGAGCCCTAAGACAACTTCGACAAATCGATCGGATCCCCGTCGTACCGTTGGTATGTCCGGAGAAGGGCATGAAGGTAAGAATGCCTACATGCACGCTAACGTCTGCTAACTTAGTTATGCAGCCGTTAAGAAAAGTTGCAGATACGGTCTTGCGTACCGACGACCGGATATCCGAGTCGTTAGGAGGTAAGTTACCTTATCCTGCGCTTAAACCATGTCGGTCAGATGAACACTTTGTGTCTGTTGACGCTAAGTATGCTACTGACGGCCATGATTTCTGGTTGACGAGAACGTTTTACGATGAATTGGTAAAAGCCGTTCCCGATCTTTCCTGGTCCGAGGAGTTTCTTCCGAAACTGTTCGGGCCTAGGCAACTTTTGCTCCCTAATCGTATGACTAAGGAGCAAAAGAAGTCTATGGTATTCCCGTTCCCTGAGAAAACGGTGAGAGTCCCTAAGCCAGGCGTATTAACACGTGGCGATAAGGCTCTCCCGATGTATCAGTTCATTTCTAAAGTGACTCCGGTTACCGATTGGCAATCGGAGTGCTTTGAAGTGAAAAGGGAAGAACTTTTGTTCACGGATGCCATTGCACAGTTGTGCGATGACAGACGTGAACGCCGTAGACTCAATTTGCCGGATCCCGATGAAGTATGGGACTCGCTTATTGAGTACTTCGAGCGAGTGGAGATTTATCTCCACAATCTTACCGCCCTTCCTAGTGTAATCACTACTAAGGGGGCTATGATGGGGGATCCGACCAGTTGGCCGGTTCTTCCCTTGGTTACGCTTTTCGCAGTGCGGAAAACTAACCATGCATCCTCCGTACGTACGTGCGGTGATGATGCCCTCTTTAAGGCTAAAGAGGCAGAATTCCATCAGTTCCTACTTGAGTACAAGTCGGTCTGTGGTAATATATCTATAAACAAGACTTTCCGTGATTCAAGGAAGGCCTTGTTTGTAGAAATTCCTTTCATTAATGGAGTAGGGCAGTCAATTGACTTGCTCTCTTCTTGGGTAGGTCCATCTGGAGGTACCAAAGGAGAGTTAAATTGGTACAATTTACCTTTCTCCATTAAGAAAAACGAGATGGCTTCCGGAGGTTTCTGGAAGTTAACTCGATTTTCAG